AAAGCCACATTGAATCGATGATCCGTGACGTGCCGGTGATTCGGGCGCTTGCGCCGTGGTTTGGAAAGAAGCACCGCGACAACACCCTGGACACCAAGCTGTTCAGCAACAAACGTCAGTTGGTGGTGCGTGGTGGCACCGCTGCCAAGAATTACCGCGAATTGTCGGTGGACGCCGTGTTTTACGACGAATTGGCGGCGTTCCCGGAGGACGTGGAGAAAGAAGGCGCGCCCACCTTTTTGGGGGATCGTCGTCTGGAGGGGTCGGTGTACGGCACCAGTGTGCGCGGCAGCACCCCGAAAAACAAAGGCGAGTGTCAGATTGAACGGGCCTTTATTGAATCCAAAATGCACTTGCGTTTCGAAGTGCCGTGCCCCCATTGCGGGGAATCGCAGTATCTGAAATGGGGCGGGCCAGACGCCGATTTTGGCATGAAGTGGCAGGACGACGACCCGGAAACGGTGGCGTATTTGTGCGAACACTGCCATGTGTTGGGCACCTATCCCGAATGGATGCCGCAATTGCACGACGGCCAGTGGGTGGATCGTGCGCGGGGTCTGAAGACGGTGGACGGGTTGGACTGGTTCGATTTGGACGATCAGTTAATCACCACCCCTAAATCCGTGTCCTTTCATATCTGGTCGGCCTATTCGCCGTTCACCGATTGGACGCGGCTGGTTGAAGACTTTTTAAAAGCCAAGGACGACCTGGGCAAGCTCAAGACGTTCGTGAATACAATTCTCGGAGAATGCTGGGAAGAGCAAGGCGAACGCCTGGAGTCGGACGAATTGTTCCGTCGCCGTGAGCATTACGCCGCCCCCGTGCCGCAAGCGGCGGTTGTGTTGACCTGTTCGGTGGACGTTCAGGACGACCGCCTGGAGTTATTGGTCGAAGGGTGGGCCGAAGGGCACGAACGCTTTGCGGTGGATTTTAAGGTCCTCTATGGCGATTTGGCCAAGCCGGACATTTGGGCCGAGTTAGATCAGGCGTTGCAGCAAACCTATCTCCACGAATCCGGGCACACGCTGCGCATTGCCTGTGCGGTGATCGATTCCGGCGGGCACTTTACCCAACAAGTGTACGACTTTGTGCGCCCGCGTGAGGGTCGCCGCATTTACGCCATTAAGGGGAAATCGGGCGTGGGTCAGCCGGTGGTGTCCCGTCCGTCCACGTCGAACAAGGGCAAGATCAAGCTGTTCAGCGTCGGGGTGGATACGGTCAAAGAGCTGGTGATGGCGCAGTTGAATTTGCTGGAGCCTGGGCCGGGTTACTGCCATTACCCGGTGGATGACCGCTTTGATGAAGAATTTTTCAAACAGTTAACCGCCGAAGAGCGCCGCACCAAATTCCACAAAGGCTACGCCAAACAGGAATGGGTCAAGCTGCGCAAGCGCAACGAGGCGTTTGATTTGACGGTGTACAACACCGCCGCCCGTGAATTGTTGAATCCAAATTATCAGGCGTTGGCCAAGGCGTTGGCGGTGCCGGTGACGGAAGTTGCCGACAAGCCAAAACGACCGCGCCAGCGCACCAAAATGAAAGGGTTTTAGATGGCATTAACACCACGACAAACCAGCCGCAAAGCCTGGTTGGAAGCGGCCTTAACCAAGATTGAAGCGGCCCAGGCGGGCAACTTTGATCAGGGGCAGTCGATGACGTTCAACGGCCGCAGCGTGCAGCGGTACAGCCCGGAAGAGTTGGAGCGCTTGCGCCAGCGGTATGACGCCGAGCTGGTCAAGCTGGAGCGTATCGATAGCGGCACCTACACCACGACCGTGAGGGTGATCGGATGACCGACGTGGCTAAAAAATCCCGACCGCAAGTGCAGCGCCTGGCCATTCGTGAGGGTCAGCGCATGTTCGAGGGGGGTATGGAGCACCGCCTGACGCAATCCTGGGACTCGTCCAGTTACACCGCCGATCAGGTGGTGTACTCGCAGTTGCCGACCTTGCGGGCACGGGCACGGCACCAGTTGCGTAACAACGATTACGTGATGCGGTTGGTGCAAATGTTGACCGGCAACGTGGTGGGCGCGAACGGCTTTAAGGCGCGATCCAAAGTGGTGGACCGTAACGGCAACGTCGACCGCCCCGCCCGTCAGGTGATCCAGTTGGGCTGGCAGGCGTTTTCGGACGCCGTGGGGTTGGTGGAGTTGTGCGAACTGATTATGTCGGGCCTGGTGACTGACGGTGAAGCGTTTGTGTATATGCGCCCCACCCGCCAGGGCACGATTCGACCGGAGCTGGTCGACCCGGTGCGCATCGATGTGGAGTACAACGACAAATACCAGGGCAATTTGGTGCTGATGGGCATTGAATACGACGCCGATCTGGAGCCGGTGGCGTACCACGTCAACGACCGATACGAGCAAGGTCACCCCGGGCAAGGGGATCAGGCCAGTGCGCAGGTTCCGCGAACCCGCATTCCGGCCGAGCAGATGCGCCATGTGTTCCGAAAACTGTACGTCGGACAAAAGCGCGGCATCCCCTGGATTGCGGTGTCCCTGAATCGCTTGTTCCAGTTAGGGCGTTACGAGGAAGCCGCGTTAACCGCCGCCCGAATCGGGGCCGCGAAGATGGGCTTTTTTACCTCGTCGGAGGACGAACAGTTCTCCGGGGATGATGGCGAGAGCATGACCATCAATGCCGAGGCGGGCACCTTTGAGAACATTGGCCGGTTGAATTTTCAAGCCTTTGATCCGAGCTACCCGGCGGGCGAATTCCAGGGCTTTGTCAATCGTGCCTTGCAGGGCATTGCGGCGGGCATGAACGTGGATTATCCGGTGCTGGGCAATGACCTGGGCAGCGTGAACTACTCCAGTGCCCGGGTGGGTCAGTTAGAGACCCGGGAATATTACAAAACCATTCAAGCCTGGCTCATTCGTAACTTAATCAAGCCTTTGTTCCGGTCCTGGTTGGCGCTGGAGTATTGGGCGCAGCGCCTGACCATCGGTGGTAAGGCGATGTCGCGGGGCTTTGAGTATTACTTGCCGATGGAGTTTGTCGGCCGTCGTTGGGATTGGGTCGACCCGCAAAAAGACGCCAACGGCAAAAAGACGTTGTACGACATGAAGGTGATTTCCTTGTCGCAAATCATTCGGGAGCAGGGCAACGACCCGGACGAGGTGTTTGAAGAAATCGCCGAAGAAAACAAACGGCTGGCGGAGTTACAGATAACGCCCCAGCAGGTATTGAATAACACGGGAGTGAGCAGCGATGCCGACGAAACTGAAGGCGGGTGAGCAGTTTGAACGCGCCATGCGCATTGATAACCAGCGGGCCATTGATGACGAGGCCCGCACGGTGGAAGTGGCGTTTTCCTCCGAGGTGGAGGTGGAACGCTGGTTTGGGATTGAAATTCTGGATCATGCCCCGGAGTCCATCCGCTTGGGTCGCTTGCAAGACGGCGGCGCGGTGCTGATGGATCACACCCGCACCGATCAGGTGGGGGTGGTGGAGTCGGTGACCATTGATGCCGACCGAAAAGGCCGCGCTCAACTGCGATTCAGTAAAAGCGCACGCGGTGAAGAGGTGTTCCAGGATGTCAAAGACGGCATCCGAAAACACATCAGTGTGGGCTATTCGATCCATAAATACGAACGCGCCAAAGGCGAAAACGGCGCACCGGATACCATCCGGGTGACCGATTGGGAACCGTATGAAATTTCCTTTGTATCTGTGCCAGCGGACGCCACGGTGGGAGTGGGGCGCAGCGCAGACAGCGAAGACAACAACCTAAACGAATTAACAGAAGGAAGTGAGCAGATGCCAGATCCTATTCAAGCGCCAGCCGATGGCGAACGCAATCAAACCACACCAGCGGGCGGTGCTGCCCCGGCGGTGATTAACGTCGACGACGTGCGCGCCGAAGAGCGTCAGCGTATTGCCGACATTACCCAAGCGGCGCGCAGTGCGCCGTTTGATTTAACCGAGCTGGAAGCGAAAGCCATTGCCGGTGGCATGACGTTGGACCAGTTCCGTTCGGAGGCGTTCGACATTGCGTCCCAGCAACCGGCCCCGGCCGCTGCGGTGGCCAGTCAGGACATGCTGGAACGTCACGACGGTGACTACTCGTTGGTGCGTGCCTTAAATGCGCAATTGACCGGCGACTGGTCCGATGCTGGGTTTGAGCGTGAAATGTCGCAAGAATTGGGCCGAATTGCCCAGCGTGAAGGCGGGGGCATTCGTGGCGGTGTGATGGTGCCTATGTCGATCCTGGGGGATGGCAAACGTGCCGACACGACGGGCGGTGCCGGTCTGATCGGTACGGCGCATCTGGCCAGTCAGTTTATTGATACCTTGCGTGCGTCGACCTTGATGGGTCGCTTGGGTGCCCGCTTCCTGTCTGGTTTGAACGGCAATGTGTCGATTCCTAAGAAAACGGCCAATGCCAGTTTTGGTTGGATGGCGGAAGGCGCGGACGCGTCCGCGTCGGATGTGACGGTGGGTAATGTGACGTTATCGCCGAAGCATGTAGGCGGCACGGTGCCGTTGACCTTTGAGTTGATGCGTCAATCTAACCCGGCGATTGAGCAGTTGGTCCGTTCTGACATGCTGGAAGGCATTGCGCTGGCGATTGACCACGCCGCGTTTAATGGCTCCGGGGCAAGCAATCAGCCATTGGGTCTGTTGAATACGGCGGGTGTGCAAACCCTGACCTTAGCGGATACCACGGGCAAGGTGCCAACCTGGGAAGAGATCGTCCAGATGGAAGGTTTGTTGGATGACGTGGAAGGGCTTTCGGGGCAGTTGGCGTATGCCTTCCGTCCAGGCATTCATTCGGCGCTGAAGACCGCCAAGAAAGACGCGGGCAGCGGTCGCTTTGTGATCGAAGGGAACGACTGTAACGGCTATACACCGTACAAGTCGAGCCAGCTTCCGGCAAAGGCGTCGGTGTTTGGTGATTACAGTCAGGTCATGATCGGCACTTGGGGCATGGTGGAGTTGATCCCGGACCGCAATGTGAAGACGGGCGGATTGGACATTGGGTGTCACCAATTGGCTGATGTGGTGGTGCGTCGTGCCGAGCAGTTTGTGAAAGCTGTGTAAGCCTTTCTGAGTGAATGAAAAGGGCGGGGTTCCGCCCTTTTTTGTGGGTTATTGGTTTATCAATGCGGAGTATTGAGCATGAAAGTGGAAATTTTACGCGGAACGGTGATTGGTCCTGGTGAAACGGGCAATGCAGGCGATGTGAAAGAGTTGGGTCAGGATGTGGCGATGGCGTTAATTCATGCAGGCGCGGCAAAGCCAGCGGACGAGGGCGCTGAAGTGAAAGACGCGCCGAAGCCTAAAGCGTCGACCAAGAAGTAATGGCTTGGGATGCGGGGGTGGCGTCGATGGACGCCGCCTTGTTTGACCAATTCGGTGAGGATGCGGTGTTGACTCGTTCGGGTCAAGCGGCGGAGCCGGACCCGATTCGGATCATTGTCGACCGGGGTGTGGAGTGGGTCGGCGGTGAGGGTCAGGTGATCACCAACGCCACCACGGTGTCGGTGTTGGATACGGTGGCCACGTTGCGTCGAGGCGACCAGATGCTGGCCGGTTCGGTGCGCTTTACGGTGTCCCATACCCACACCGACCAAGACGGTATTCGTTCGTATGTGGTCCAGGAAAAAACGGTGTAGCTATGGCACAAGATGGCTTGAGTCAGTGGATTCGGGGCTTGGATAAATTGAAAAGCTCGGAGATTCCGAAAGCGACCAGCGCGGCCATTAATAAAGTGGGCAAGCGGGTGCAAACCGAGAGTGTCCGCTCGGTGGCCAAGCAAAGCAAGGTACCCGCCAAGCATGTGCGCCGTAAGTTCTTTTTGCGTCGGTCGAAGCCGGGCACCCAGAAAGCGGTGATCACGGGTTACACCCGACCGATCAGTGTGCACAGTTTAAAGCATCGGGTGTTGAAGCGTGGCGGTATTTCTGCCGCCGGGCGCAAGTACCCGCACGCCTTTAAAACCACCGTTCGAAAGAGCGGCAAAGAACAGATTTTTCAGCGGACCACGGCTGACCGTTATCCGTTGGAGGTGGTGACCATTGATGTCTCGGACTTGATGACCACCGCCTTGCGGCGGTTTGGGCCGCGCATTGTGCGCGAGGAATTGCCCAAGTTGCTGGAACATGAATTTCAATTTCGTTTGGAGCGTTTAACCCGATGACAACCACGACACAACGCGGTCAGGTACGTGCCGCCGTGCTGGCGTTGGTGAAAGCCGCTTTGCCCGGTGTTTCGGTGAAGCTGGCCCGCCGTGCCGATGGCGACAGCGATCAAGTGTTCATTTACATGGCCGACGGCGATGTGGGCTATGAAGCCTTTGACGGCCGAAACGATGCCGCTGAATTGGTGATTGAGGCCAGCACCGAAGAGATCAGCGACCCGGACGGGGTGTTGGATGCCCTGATGGAGCCGGTCGAGCAAGCGATGATCGACGACCGCCAGTTGGGTGGTCTGGTTCACGGTCATACTTTGCAGCGATGGCGGTACAGTTCCGAAGACGACGCCAGTCGCACCAGTTTGGTGTTGGTCTATCAGATTGAATTTAGTTAACCCAGGTCGCGCAAGCGGCCTTTTTTGTATCTTCAGAGAGGTGATTTATGGCTCAGGCGACGTTAGGCGCAGGCTCAAAACTGGAAATTTCCGACATGCAGGCCACCCCGGCCTTTACCCAGATTAAAGGGGTGATTGGTATCGGTGAAACCGGCGAGGAAGGCGGGTTCGTGGATTCGACGG